GTTACCCGAGCCGGCATCCCCTTAACCGTAGCCCCCGCAGGAACATCCCGCGTCACCACGGCCCCCATACCCACCGTCGCACCATCGCCAATCGTCACACCCGGCCGCAGCTTCGCGCCGCATCCGATCACGCAACCGCGACCGACAGTGACCGGCGTCACACCCTTCCACACATACCCGGCCGGGCGATCGTCGTTCACCATGGCGACATGAACCGAAACGAACGTGCCGGAACCGATCCGAGTGCCGCCGGAAACGTGGGTATCGTCCATGATTTGCACGTCGTCGCCAATCACGGCGTCATATCCGATCCGAACGCCAACGCCGATGACGCACCGCTGGCCAATGACCGCACCCTCGCGGATGTGCGCTTGCGGGCAGACTTGGGTGTCGTCGCCGATGGTGGCGCCCGCGTAGATGATGGCGCCGGGTCCGATCAGGGCGTTGGCGCCGATGACTGGCGGGGCCTGTTCCACGGTCGGGCGGGCGAATGCTTTGCCCGCGAAGGGCTGCATACCGACAACCGCCGTGGCGTGGATGCGGGCGCCGTTCGGTTGTTCTAGCCAGTGGTTATTCATGCGCCACCCCGCGTCCGATAGGGGCGGGTTGTGCGTTCAACCGCGGGGGCGATGGGAGGCATTCCCAATTCCTCCCGCGCCTGATTGATCGACTTCTCACCCGATTTCACGGCCTCGGTTATCCCCGCCGCCAAGTCGGCAACGGTCTCCGTCACCGCCACCGGGAACCGAGGATCAGGCAACGCCGCGCCATCGCCATCATCCACCGTCGCCACACTGCGGCGCACCCAACGCTCACCGAAATCCGCCGACAGGTCATAGACTCTGCCAGCCTCATACGTTGGCCATGGGTTGCCGGACTTGTAGACAACCGTTTCGGAAAAGCGATAACGCGGCATTGCTCAGTCCCCCTACGCGATCGCGGTCGGCAGGGTCGCCTTCGCATAGCGCGGCTCGCCAAGGAACGCGATCACGGTGCCGATCTGGGACGCGGTGCCAACGTCGGCGATGGTCACCTGAACCCAATCGTAGCTGTTATCGACATCCAGGTCTTCGGCCTTGATGTCGATGATCCACAGCTTCTGCATCTCACCGGACGTGTCCGACGTGTAGGTGTTCGCCGCCGACTGCGAAACCGTGGTGAACGTGCCCACAGCCGTCAGAGCGGACGCCTGCTTCACGTCGATGCGGGTGAAGTTCAGCGCCTTGGTGGAACCGCCGTTGGTAGCGGCTTGCAGAACCGTGATGGTCGGGTCCTGCGAAGCCGCACCGACGCCACACAGAAACAGAATGGTCAAGCGACCATAGTCCCGCATGTTCACGAAATCGCCCGTGTTCGCGCCCGTGCCAAGGGCAACGGGCATGATCAGCGGCACGACCTGGAACTGTTCAACGAACAGCTTGTTCATTTCAGTAAATCCTCATCAAGCCGCTATTAACGGGCTTCCAGCGTCACGAAGTCCGACAGGGTGTTGCTGCCGTTCGCGCGGGTGATCGGTGCCGAACGCCACGGCTGCCCGGCCAGTCGGAACGTGAACCGGAACGCTGTCACGTCCTGGTCGAACCACAGATGGATGCTCGTATCCGTCCGCACGCCGCCGGGCTTCGTCACCGCCAGATACTTGGAGAAGTCCGCCAGGATCACGTCGCCAACGTCGCCGATCGCGCTGCACACCTCATGCGGCACAACCGGACGGCCCATCAGCAGGCCGAACGGGCTGCCGTTGATCCCACCAGGCGGAATGTAGACCGGAGCGCCACCGACATTCTCGCTGCCCGCCATGTTCTTGACATCGACGGTCATCGAATAGAGTTGCGGTTCCAGGTCCTGGTTGATCAGCCAGACTGCGTTGGAACGAGACGGGGCATACATGCGTGCCCACATCTTGAACACGTTCATCGACTTGAGCGTGTCGGCGGCCTGCGAGGTTTCCTTGCTGACGGTGACCAGCGCCCCGGACTCCAACACGCCTTTCGGCATACCGGCGCCCGTGCCGCGAATGATGGCATCGGAAACCTTGTAGTTGATCTTCTCAGGGGCCTTGCGGCGAAGGTAGCTGTCCATCGCGGTCACGTCGGAAAGCTGTTCCTCGGTCACGGGCACCAAAGCCGTCAGCTTGTGCAGGCGGAGATTGACCTGACCGAGCGCAGGCTTGGACTGCGTGATCGTTCCGGCCTCGCCTTCCCAATACGCCTGGATGCCACCGCTCGACTGCCACGCGGTCGTCTCATCCACCGGGAAGGTCATGTTGTTGGACGAAGACTGCTGATTGTCGCAGCGACCGAGGATGCTTTCCGGCGCCATCACCTGTTCAACGATCGCGGCGCGGAAATCGGGCGGCACGGCGAACCCGCCATCAGCGCCGACGCCTTCCTGCGAATAGGTGGACAGCGTGGCATTGCGAACCAACCGCTGATCCCACTCGCCACCACGCGAAGCCGCCACCCGGACCGCATTGGCAAACTCGCCCATGCTGCGGAACCCGTGGTTGCCGGCGGCCAGTTGACGCGGCTGCGGGTAGACAGTGCCAGCGGGGGCCGAAGCGCGCGGTGCCGCGTTCTGCATGTTCTGGCGGATCGGTTCGTCGCCGGGGTGGCTTTCCGTGGCATTCGCCTCGGTCTGGCGTCCACGAGGCGCGGCCAACATCGCGGCCTGAGCGGCGATCTTGGCGCGGGACGTGATCTCACCTTCCAGGCGTTCGAAATCGGCCGAGTTCTGATCGACCTCGGTCTTTTCCTCACGGGTCAGTTCGCGCTTCTCGGCCGTCGCCAGATCGAGGATGGACTGCGACGCAACGAGAAGCTGGTCCTGCCGATCGCGATAGCCACGGATCACCGGGTCATCTTCGTTCAGCATCACCGCGTTGAGCGGCGCACCGACCGCGAGAACGGCAAGCACGCTGTCAGGCACCCGGCCAAGGTTGGCCCGGGCACCATTGGCCTGGATGTTCATCTAATTGTAGTCCTTATGTGGGCGGGGGAAAATCGGTGGCGATGCCCAATCGAAACCGATGACCTACGAGCCGCAGCCCGCCGGATTACGTGCGCTTGACTGCGCTCCGCATACGGGCGGCATGGTGCCGCGCCTGCATACGCTTGAACGTCTCGGCCGCTTCATTCCGAAGCGGCGTGACATCTGTAACCGGAGCAACGAGAGCCGCCGGCATACCCTTGAACTTGTGCAATTGCGGGTTGAACGACGCCGCCATGCGTTCCACGTTATCAACAACGCGCGTCACGAAGCCGGCTTCCATTGCCTCGGCCGCTGTGAACCAGCGTTCTTCGTCCATCCATGCGCGGACATCGGCGCTCGGGTTTTTGGTGCGGGCTGTGTAGACATCCGCAATAGCGCCGCTCACGGCTTCCAAACGATCGGCAACGCTCCGCATATCCTCGGGAGAACCGACCGCCATGCCCCATGCGTTGTGGATCATCAGGAATGCCGGTGCCGCAATGTTGATTTCATCGCCAGCCATGGCAATGACGCTGGCGATGGACGCCGCCACACCGTCGATATGGACCACGACGCGCGCCTTGTGGTCCGCCAGTTGGCGATAGATCGCCAGCCCATCGAACACGTCGCCGCCATAGGAGTTGATCCGAACGTCGATCGCCTTGACTTCGCCCATGGATTTCAGGTCACCGGCGAATTGTTTCGCCGACACACCGCCGAACCAACCCTCGCCAACGTCCTCATAGATGAGAATTTCGGCGCGGTCGCCGGCCTTGGCGTTAATGCGGTAGCCGAGAGCCATAACCAACCCCGTTCATCGTTTCGCCCGGCAACGCATCGGCCGGCTGGTCTTGCTTCTGGCCCGCATCCTTCAGGTTCATCATCTGGCTTTGCACCAAATGCTGATCCCCTTCCGGCCCGATCGGGTCCATGTCTTCCAACTGGCGGATTTCATTGACCGACATGATGCCGTTGAGGATCATATCCTTGTAGAACGCAGCCCGGGCAGCCTGATCGCCCCGCATGAACGCGTTCACGTTCATTTTTGTGTAGTAGGACGCGCGGTTTTCACCGAACAGCTTGCGGTCGGCTTCCTGCTCAAACCGCAAAACCCATGGCATCAGCCCATAGGTCAGGAACTCACGAGACTGATGCTCGATGTTGTTGTTCGTGGATCGCATCAAATCCGCGATCAAATGCGGCGGAACACCCGTGATGCGGGACATTTCCGTAACCTGATGCTGGCGGCTTTCGAGAAACTGCGACTGTTCCGGCGCCGTCGTCATCTTTTCAATCTCGGCACCGACATCCGTGAACGCCACCTTGTGCGCCCGACGCGGGCCGCCGTGCATACTGTCGATTTCGGCACGCATCCGCTTCAAGCCATCCGGCGTCGGCTTGGTTTTCAGCTTGACCACCAACCCGGGGTTGGCACCGTTGCCGAAGAACGTCGCCGCAAATTCCTCTAGCGCCTTGGACAGACCAAGGGACTCGCCAGCCATGGCAACGGTGTCGAAACCGGAAATACCATCCCACCCGGCACCGTGGATGTGGAACACTTTCTCAGGTGCCAGGTCTGTGTGACCTCCGCGCGGGTTCCACACACGATAGAACAACCGATCCGCATCATCTCGCTTTGGTTCAACACGTTCCGGCACCAGCGGCCATAGGTTTATGGCCACGTTCCGGTTGTTCGTCTCGATTTCCGAGTAATGGTTGCCCGCCGTCATCGCGTGCAGCATCGCCGTTTCGCGCCATGCAAGCGCGGTCATTTCCGAGTTGGGTTGCCTCTGCAACAACCACTCAACCGGATGCGTCGCCGCCCGTTCGCGCCCGCCATTCTTCAGCATCTTGTTCACATGCCACGGCAGTTGCGCCAACGACGCCGCAAGCAACGTAGACCCGCGCATGTAGGCAGGCAGCTTGAACGCCGCATCGTGCGTGATCGTGGTCCCGGCAAGGGTGCGAATAACCTCACGGAACCCATTGTCAGGGTCCACCGGCTTCGACATCCGGTTGAACAGACGGCCGATGCGTTCACGCCAGGACGACATCGGTCTTTTCATCCCAGTAGGTTGGGTCGTCGAAAATGGATGCGCCGCCGGCAAGTCCGGCTTCCGCCGCACCCGCCAGCATCGCCAGCACAACCAGCCCGTCGATCCGCCCGCGCTGCTGCGCCTTCACCAAATACCGATTGCCGCGCGCATCCGCCTTGATCGCCGCGTTACCCGCGCACCATTTCGTGATCGGGCTTTCGTCTATGACGATCTCGGAATTGAGGATCATGTCTTCCAGAACGCCGAGGGACCGGGGCATCCACAGCATTTTGTCGCTGGTCATGCCCTGCGCTCCCTGCCCGTGGATGACCAGCTTCAAGCCGCTGCCGTAGTTTTCGTCCGGCGACCAAATCCAGGTATCAAAACCGATCGCGTCGCACGCGGCCCGGAAATCGCTCATGAACGCCGGGTCGATAGCCATCATCTCCACGTCGTATTCGGCGCACATCCGTTGCGCCTCGACGGCAACGAACGAATAGTCGATCGTCCTGCCGGGAACCGCGTTCAAGAACGGGTCCGGCCCCTGTGACCACTCGACATACGACGCCCGATCCGTCCGCGCCGCTTCCGCCAGTCCATCCGCCGGCTTCCAATACCGCACCGCAGCGACAAGCCGGCCTTCATCGTCCCGGCACCCGATCCCGAGGGCGGTCAAATCGTTCTTGCGGCTCAGGTCCAATGACAGCCAGCATGACCGGCCGGCAAACTGCGCCATGTCCACCCGGCCTTGCGCGCCTTCCCAGGCGTCCAGGTCAATCCAGTATTCGGCTGTGCCGACAGGAATGCCGAAATACAGCCGTTTCGTGGCCAGCGCCTTGGCCATGCGCCCCTTCGCGCTTTGGACCTCGCCTCGCACATTCTCAATCGGGAACGTCAACCCGAGGCATGGCAGAGACTTACGCCACACGCTTTCGTCGTTCATCGGGTCGTCGCCGGGGTCCGTCCGTGCGATCAGCGCGAACGCCGCGTCATCATCCGCTTCGCCACGCAAAACCGACTGATACACGTCGGAATACTCGGTCCCGACGAGCTGGTCGGCGGCCGGGGTGTTCGTGCCCAGCAGCATCAGGCTATCGCCCGGCATCTTGGCAATGGCGGCCTGCCACGTCTCGATCGCGCCGCCCGTCCGCCATTCGTGTATCTCGTCACCCAGCACCAGAGACGGGCGCGGGCCATTGACTCGTTCGTCGCCTGCCAGCGCGCGGAACACAGACCGCGTGGCCGGGTGCTCAATCATCCAAGACATCTGCCCGTTGCCCCGGATCAGCACTTCACCGAGGCTTTCCAGCGTCTCCCCGTCGCGCCCCGGAATAGGCGCCTGGCACATCGCCGCCGCGTCCTGGAACAGCACGTTCGCCTGATTGCGGTCCTTCGCGATCGCGTAGACCTCAGACCGGGCAACCCCGCACCAGCCCATGACATACAGCCCGAGGGCCGCCATCAGCGGGCTTTTGATTTGCCCCTTGCCCAATTCCAGCCACGCATGACGGAACCGGCGCCGACC